ACCTTTAGCATCTAAGAAACTTGAAGGTTGGATAGATCTTGAACCTGAAAAGTTTTGTGATACTGAAATGCTTAGGAACTATCGTAGGAACGAATCGCTAGTTGACTTGGAAAAGGTGCCTGAAAAAATATCAGAGCAGATCATTGCTAAGTTTGAAAGTTACGAAGTTCCTAATCGAAAAGGTTTACTAAATTACTTTATAAAGAACCGATTGAAAAACTTAATGGAAAACATAGGTGAATTCTAATGAGAAAATCCTTTTACGAAATATTTGAAGAAGTAGAAAAAGCAAAGAGCAGAGAAGACAAAAAGAATGTTCTTCGTAAGTACAGTGGTCCTGCTCTGAAAACCATTTTAGGATATACATTCAATCCTAACGTTAAATGGTTGCTACCAGAAGGCACTCCACCATACACTCCAGTGAAAGAGGGTACAGATATGGAGGGTAGATTGGTAAACGAACTGCGTAGACTATATCTATTCGTAGAGGGACCAAGCGATACACAAAAGAATTTAAAGCAAGTTCGTAGGGAACAACTATTCATTGATCTTTTAGAAAGTATTGATCCAGGAGATGCTAAAGTATTGATTGGAATGAAGGAAGGCAAGTTACCGTTTAAAGGTATCACTCGGAAACTTGTAGCAGAAACATTCCCAAAGTTGGCATCAGATTGGTGAAAGAAAGATAGGAGTTTATTGTGGGTAAAAGTCGTAAACGATTCAAAGAGTATATTGAAGAAAATGACTTTCCGAAAGCAAAGGGCAAAAAAGAAAGTCGCCACAACGTGAAGGAACACTTGAAGCAGTTAATTGATCATGAAGATTGGGATGAATTAGAAGATGAGCGATACGAAATCGAGCATAGCAATCATAGTCGGTAACGGCAAGTCAAGAGAAGAAGTCTCATTATCTACTCTGATTAACAAAGCACCAATCTTTGGTTGTAATGCTTTGTATCGTGACTTCAACAATTCAGATTATCTAGTAGCAATAGATGATCGAATGATACTTGAGTTACAGACTAACAAAGATAAAATAAAGGGTGAGATAATTATCCCACCTGAAGACGAGCGATGGGAGGCAAAAGAATATTCTCCCAACCGTCGTCGTTCCAACGCTGGTATGAATGCCATGTTGGAAGCAATTCGTAGAGGGCATAACATGCTCTATTGTTTGGGTTTTGATTTTATATTGGAAGGTGAGAGGTCAATTAAAAATGTCTACAAAGGAACTAAAAACTATGAACCTGCTACTCAGTCTACTACCGATGATAACTATTTTCGTATCAGGTATTGTGATTGGTTTGCTAATCAGCATGCAGATGTAAAATTTATTTTTGTAATACCAGATGATGCTGCCACGAAGTCGATTGATTCCAAGAACATTATTGGTATGAAGATGTCGACGTTTTTGAACAAACTAAATAATTAACACTTCTAAGAAAGGAAGCAACATGACATTAGAGTGGGGCATCATATTCCTATCATTTATTGCTGCATGTGCATACTTCTCCTACATCAACGGTTTTAAGAGTGGGGCGAACTATGGCATGGAGACAGTCCTTAATAATCTACACGAAAAGGGTCTAATTGACCTAGAAGAAGACCCTTCGGAGAATTAATTTCAAAAATCCTTTATAATCAATAGGTTATAAGTCGTTGATTTTATTAGACTTTTAAAAAAAGTTGAAAATAATTCGTAAGTCATTGATTTTAAACAAATCTTTTTCTTAAAAAAAGCTTTACTTTTGGTTCGGAATCGGGCATAATATATGTATTGATTGAGAAAAAAAGGAGTTTTAAATGATGACTAGTTTTGATATTATGATGTTTGAAAGTAAAGTTAATACGCTGGTTAACGAAGCGTTGAGTAATAAAGGTGATAAAACCTATTTGCTTGACTGGTTTAAAGGTACTTTGTTTGTTAAGGGTGTTACTCGTGATGATATGATTAACATTAAAAATAAAGTTGAAACTTTTACTGATATGACGTTTTCTAAAGTTGGTGATGAATACGCTATTGACTTTGTTTAATTTTTGAGAGAGGAATAATATTATGAATTTATGGACTGATACTTTTTATGTTAATGCTGATCGTGGCGAGATGGAACTTGATGAAGGATTCAAAGAAAAATCTATCCTCGAACAGTTGAATGTTGTTATCGATTCTGGATTGATTGATCCTGTAAAAGATAAGATTAAAAAATTCAAACCTATCACTTCTGTTGTAACTGATGACGGTGACAAGATTAAAGTCACCGCTGCTGAAGCACTACGCATACGTGAGACTGTGATTGGGATTCATCCTAAAGATCGTCTTGATGTGTTGAAGCAGTTGCAAACCACTAAAGGTATGAAGGAAGTTTTGAACTATATCCGAGGTGGTAATTAATGCAGTTATGTGACAAAGTCATCTTGGTTGATTGTGATGGCGTTCTTTGTGATTGGATTTATGCTTTTGATATATGGATGGCGAGACACGGTTATGAGATTTCCCAACCATATCTATACAAGGTAAATGAACGATTTGACCTTTTACCGAGCGAAGGCAAGAAACTAGCAAGGATGTTCAACGAGTCTGCTTGGATTCGTAAACTTCCTCCACTAAGGGATGCTATTAAGTATGTGCGCAAGTTGCACGAGGAGCATGGATATGTGTTTCGTGTGATTAGTTCGCTGAGTGATGATGAATACAGTCAGCATCTAAGAACTAAAAACTTGCGTGAGTTGTTTGGTGACACCGTGTTCGAGAGTTATACTTATCTTGACACTGGTGATGATAAGGATGAAGCACTTGAACCATATCGTGATAGTGGTTGTTGGTGGGTTGAAGATAAACCTGAGAATGCTGAACTTGGTTCCAAATTAGGATTATCTTCTATACTGTTAAACCACGATCATAATGCTAACTGTGAGTTTTTAGCATTCCAGAGAGTAAACAACTGGAAAGAAATCTACGAACTAATAGTTGGTATGTAAAGAATTGACCCAACCATGGGTTAATGGTAGAGCGTTTTGCTCAATTTTTAAACTTTGATTTGAAAGGTAATATTATGTCTAAAAAAGCAAATGTCCTCGCAGCACTGAAGTCTGGTCAAGAACTTACTGCAAAGCAGATCGCAGCAAGATACAGTGTTGGTAATCCATACGAGGTAATCCGTTCTCTCCGTGCAGAAGGTATCTGTATCTATGGTAATGCTAAAACAAATAGCAAAGGCGATACCAATACATTCTTCCGTATCGGAACACCAACTCGACGCATGGTTGCTGCAGCATATGCTATGCTTGGTGCTTCTGCCTAATAGGTAGAAACTCAAATGCCCCCACTTCGGTGGGGGTTTACTCATTATAAGGAAAACTATGATAGATCATTATGTACCAGAGGTGACGTTTAGAACCAGAGTGCGTGATGAAAGCATTGGAGGAGATAATCCCTATCGTTGGCAGGATATGACGACGGATGATTACTTTGCGAACAAGCGAGTAATTTTATTCTCACTTCCTGGTGCATTCACGCCAACGTGTTCTACATTTCAGTTGCCTGATTTTGAGAAGTTGTATCCTGAGTTTCAAGCAAAGGGAATCGACGACATCTATTGTATGTCAGTAAATGATTCTTTTGTCATGAACGCATGGGCGAAGTCGCAAGGACTAAAGAACGTGAAAGTGATTCCAGATGGTAGTGGAACATTTACTCGCCACATGGGTATGTTAGTTGACAAGGATAACTTGGGATTTGGTATGCGCTCTTGGCGTTATGCTGTTGTTGTAGAAAATAAGATTATCACTCATTGGTTTGTCGAAGAAGGCAAAGAAGACAACCATGGTGCTGATCCTTATGGTGAAAGTTCACCACAAAACATTCTGTCAGTATTATAAGATGAGAATGTCTCTAGATGAAGAAGTCGAGTTGTTGACGATCACTGCCGAAGAGTGTGCGGAGGTTGCGCAGGTTTGTGCTAAAGCAGTAAGATTTGGTTGTGAAGATCATACACTCGACAATCTAGAGAAAGAAATCGGCGATCTGATGTGTATGGTAGCATATCTCGCACAGTATGGTTTAATTGATATAGATAATATGGAAGACCATGTAAAAGCGAAAGCAAAGAAGTTGTTGCAGTATTCTAAATTGGAGGAACTGGAACTATGAAAAAAGATATATTGTATGCAGGAATAGCAGTAGTTGCGTTGATTGCATTACACACAGGAGTCGGTCATACACAGCAGGAATATATAGAACCGATGAAGCAAATGAAACCAGCAAACTGCTGGCCAATCATGTATGCTTTGGAAGGTATTAAAGATCAAAAGATGAATGTGCTGTGGCAGGCACAGAACTTAGATGATGAATGGCAGAACAATATCGTATTGTTCACTGGCAATAATAATGAATGGGTTATACTAGAGATGAACGATGAGGTTGCCTGTGTATTGGGCAGCGGTGATAGTTTTATTTTGTTGAATAATGTTTATAAAGGAGATGACACATGAGTAAATTCAGAAAATGGGAATCCATACTTTTAGTTGTTGCGTTTGGATTAGTTTATATCTTTTGGTTTTACCCATCATTCGCTGGTGTCACTCCTAACAATCCAGTGATGGATTTGGCACAAAAGAAAAGTTGTTTAGCATGTCATAACGTAAATGTTAAGATGGTTGGTCCTGCTTGGAAAGATGTAGCAAAGAAGGGTGAATCAGTTGAAGTGTTAGTCAAGTCTATCAAAGAAGGAAGCATGGGTAAGTGGGGGCAGATTCCAATGCCACCACAGTCAGTCACCGATGCTGAAGCGAAAATGTTAGCGGAGTTTATCAGAGGTTTATAATGAAACAAGGTAAAGTATGGGGTAACACAGAACTCGTGCATGCTAACGGCATGCTCGAGTTTCATCGTATCGAGTTCAAAAAAGGATACAAGTGTTCTGAGCATATGCATCAGTACAAGTGGAATGGATTCTTTGTCGAGTCAGGTGAGATGATCGTTCGAGTTTGGCAAGACGATCAAGGACTGGTCGATGAAACATTATTGAAAGCAGGTGACTTCACTCAAGTAAAACCAGGGAAGGTGCATCAGTTTGAAGGAGTGAAGGATGGTGTTGCCTTTGAGTTATACTGGGCAGAGTTCAATCACAACGACATAGTGAGAAGGACATCTGGCAGTAAGGTATGAAGTCTAAAGTAATTACAGACGACATCACACGTGAGATAAGTCAATCTTTTGATTATGAATTTGATGGTGTAACTGAATTCAATCCACCAACAATATCTGCAATTGATCGAGCGACAACTATTGGCGAAGACTGGTCAATAGGACTTATCGTTGGACCATCTGGTTCTGGTAAGTCTACAATGCTGAAAGAGTTTGGTGTTGAAGAACAGTTGCAGTGGGATCCTAACAAGGCAGTTTGTTCTCATTTCAAAGATACTGCAGATGCACAAGAACGATTAAGTGCTGTTGGATTCAATACAATCCCTGCTTGGATGCGTCCATTCCATTTACTTTCCAATGGCGAACAGTTCCGTGCTAATCT